CGGGATAATGTAGAGGTAAGAAGCGGTGGAGTAGCAACTCTACTGGATAATTTGTTTGCGGGGGCTGTCGTTAGAGGAACCGTAGATGAATCCGAATTACCTTATTTCGTTACAACCCAGCATAAAACTGACTTAACTGCCAGGATAAGATTTGCATAAAATATTAAATAAATAAATCAAATGAGGTGAAAATAAAATGGAATATAGTTTATTAAAAGAAATAGACAAAAAAAGTTTACAGGCCTATCTTATTGCACGAGTATATGAAAAACTATTTTGGCCTACATTCTTTCCCCTAAAGTCAACGCCATTTCTCACATATGAGACATTGGTGGGTTCAAAAGGGAATAGAGTGGCTGCTGATGTGGTTGCATACGATGTAAGTGCACCTCTAAAAACTAGAAGGACTGTAAGTAAATTATCGGGAGAAATCCCTTCAATTAGAATGAAGAAAAAAATGACAGAAATAGATTTAAACACCTACAATATACTAAAAGCCCAGGCGAGACCAGAACAGAAGGCTCTACTGGACCTTGTATTTGGAGATGTAGACGATTGTATAGATGGCGTAAATGCTCGGTTAGAGTGGATAATATTCCAGGCATTATCTAAAGGGCAAATAACCCTTTCTACTGTTACAAATGCTGCAGGAGTAATAACCGAAGAGGCCATTGATTTCGGGCTTCTTTCAGCTAATAAAGAAGTCGTTGTAGGGGCTAATACTACTAAATGGACAATCACGCTTGCTGCAACTTCCAAACCTATAACTGATATAGAGTTTGTTATGGAGCAGGCTAGGGATGCCGGAGTAATACCCAAATATATACTAATGAACCGTTCTAAATGGCTGGCATTCAGACTATCAACTCAAATTAAAGATTTTGTGCTTCCATTTGCTATTTATGGTGGAACAAGGCTTAAAAGAGCACCCACAATTGAAGTGGCAAATGAGGCTTTAAAATCTGAAGGGCTTCCTCAGATAGTCATAATTGACACTAGGATAAGCTACGAGGATGCAGGTCATACAATTATATCAGTTGATCCCTGGTTAGATTCTGCTGGCGCAGATAGATATGTAACTTTCCTGGAAGATTTAAAATGCGGAGATATGCTCTACGGACCAATAGCCGAAGAAACCAATCCACCTAAACAAGTGGTTCAAGCCAAAAAAGGACCTATCTTAATTTCCAAATGGTCTGATGTAGATCCTGTGGCCGAGCTTACCAAAGGTGAATTAAACGCATTCCCATCCTGGCCCACAATAGATAGAGTATTTTCTCTTGATACTGAAATGTCTACTACCGGAGCATGGGGTACATAATCTAAATGAATAATAAAGAGGCTTTGCAGTCACAAACTGAATATAGTAATGATAATTTATTGGAGAAACTTCTTTTGGATCAGGGGATTGCGACAGCGGGAACTTATTCTGCAACAAATGCTAAAGATATAGATCTGTGTGCAGCCAATTTATATTTTACCTTGGCTGCACATCCAGACCTGAAAGAAGGATCTTTTACCATAAAATATAGTGGGGCTCAACTTATCGCAATGGCCAAAAGGATTTTAAAGAAATACGATATAGACGAACCAACAGTTAATGGGGAAGCGGTATGGTAATAAAAAGGTATCCTCATACAGCAACTTTAAGTTATTATGGAGCCGGGACTACCAACTCGATCGGAATATATACGCCTGGAACTTTGGTAACAATAGGGATTGTCTGTAATGCACAACCGAATTCAACTAAATATATTATAGGGGAATCCGGGAATATGATCGGATATAACTGGTTTATTTCTTCTCCATTATTTGCTGGTGCGGGAAGCGTTCCTAAGACTGCAAAATTAGAATTTTTTAATAAGGAACATATAATTTTAAATCTGTTTCCTTATCAAAAACATATAGAAATGAAGTGTTAATATGCCTTTAATTCCTGAATTTAGCCAGGGTGGTATAGATAGAAGAATAGATAGATTTAAGGTCAATATAGAACAAAGAATTATCTGGACTCTGGCTATGGCAGGCGAAAAATTTGTCAATGATGCCAGGAGTACAAGGACATATCAAGATCAAACTGGAAATTTAAGAAGTTCGATCGGATATATAATTGCCCGGGATGGAAATATTATTCAGGAAAATATAGAGGGAAAAGCGGAAGGCACGGCCCAGGCGAGAAAAATTGCAAACGAAGTATTAAGAGAAAATAAAAAAGGATTTATCTTGATCGGATTTGCAGGTATGGAATACGCTGCGGCAGTAGAAGCAAAAGGATATGATGTAATTACCGGAAGCATACCAGGAGTAAAGGATCTTTTAAAGGCAAAGGTAAAGGAATATAGTTTATGAAAACAACATTTGACATAAACGATATATTATTTCCTATAATCAATGTAGATTCCGTTCAGGCCACAATTGATGGCCGGGTTTACAGGAATAAAAAAGCTTTAAATTCAGAATTGCGGGATATTATAATAATTCCTTTAGCTAATTATAGCGGAAATGAAATCATAAACGAAGCTACCTTCATGGTTAATTGTTATTGTAAAAATTTTGATAATGGGACCCCTGACATAGCAAGATTAAGATTAATAGCCGAAGCAGTAATAGCCGTAATAGAGGCATATAATAGCACTTCGAATTACTATATTTTTGATATCGTGAATCAGATACTATTACCGGATACTGACCAAAAATCAATGAGCTATGTAAATTTGAGAATAAACTGTTTTATAGAAAAATAAAAACGAGGTGAACAAAAAATGAGTGATATAAGATTAATAGGAATAGAGTCAATTAAAATAGGACCGTCTCTCGATACTCTTGTTACTGTACAATATATAGTACCCGACAGCGCACATCTAGTGCTTGATGCAGCTTCTGTGTCAGATTTATTTTGTGATGATTTCGAATATCCTGATGTACAATTAATTGCCGGAGGTAAAAAAACAATAGAATTCGCTACAAGAGATATGGGAACCACCATGATGATAAACGCTTTCGGTGGAGCTGCAAGTGGAGTATCTATTTGGAAATCGCCCCATACGGCCATAGCAATTACAGAGAGGGCTTTCGAGATTACTTCTAAATTGATAAATGATAAACAATTAAAGTTCGAAATAGCCAGGGCTTCTCTTCATGCCGGCGGGGAATTGAGATTTGCCAAAACCGAATCAGGACAGATCACATTTACAGCTGATGTGCTATTACCACCTACCACGGCAAATGCACCAATTAAAATGACGATCCTTCCATTAACTTAAAATAATAGATCACTACCCGCCTTGTATAGAAATATTATCAGGGCGGGTATAATTTAAGAAGGGAAAAATATGCCCAAAAGGAATAAAAAAAAAGAGATCAAGGATAAGCTCGGGGCCCCGAGTGAAAAAGAAAATAAGCAGATCCGCCAAAATGCTGTAAATTCAATTCTTGAAAAGGGAGTTGATTTTACTATTACAATACAAAATAAAAATATATTCCATAGACTTAATTTAATTCCTTCCGAAAGAAAATTCATTATCTATCCAATTAAAATGGGGACCTTATTAAAAATCAGTAAAATACTACTGGATTTAAATACCGATGAATTAGTAGGAGCTATGAAAAAAAACGATAAGGAAATCAATTTTATGGATTTAGGAGCTAAGAATATAGTAGAGAATAAAGATAAATTAGTTAAGATGATTGCCTATGGAATTGTCAATAGTGAAAAGGAACCGTCAAAAAGATTGATTAGATTCCTTAATGAAAATCTAACTACAAAGGAGGGGCTGAAATTAATGACCTTGATAATTCAGCAAATGGATGTCAGCCCTTTTTTAGCGTCTTTAGTCTCGATAAAGGGGATGAATCTACTACAGATCAAGAAAGAGGAAACCCTTGGCGAATAATTGGCGGATTGATGCATTATTTTCCCCGGATGTCCATGAGGGATATCTTATGGAATTACTCATATACTAATATAGCAATGCTGATGAGTAGTATTCCCAGTTATGACCCCAAGGAACAAAAAAAGAAAGATATAAGTGATATGGAGATTAAAGATATTAACGAATTAAAAGGATTGTTATGAGAATAAAATTATTAAAGAAAGGAGATGAAAAAAAATGACTCTATTAGTACCAGATGTAGGCGAAGTCCTACTTTTAAGTTATTCATTAAATAAGATTGCACCAGGAGATTCAGTAAAATTAAAACTTTTTAAAAATGATTATACACCAGTTGAAGGAAGTCTTGTGGGAGATTTTACTGAAGCAGATACCGCAGGTTATTCCGCAATAGATTTAGCGAAGGCGGATTGGACAATCGAAACAGATACGGGAGTTACCACAGCGGCACAACCGCAGAAAACCTTTACACTGACTGGTGCAGGTTCTCACTATGGTTACTATATAACTGACATAGCAGGTACTGGATTATTGTGGGCTGAAAGATTTTCTGACGCTCCGCATACTATTCCAAGTGGTGGTGGAACAGAAAAAATTACTGTTAAACTGATAGGTGAATAAAAAGTTATGAATATACAAAATGATGGAACTAT